ATACTATTGATTTGCTAGAACAACAAATACGTACTAACGATACTAATGTTAGCACACAATCGGACCTTACCATAAACAGAATATCTGTATCCACGTATTCGTCTATACCTAACAAGTTAACACAAGGGCGACCTATTCAAATATTTGTCGAGCGGTTGCAGCCTGCCCCAAAAGTAATTGTGTGGCCTGTTCCTGACAGCAACAATTACAAACTAAATTATTGGCGTATGCGCCGTATTGAAGACGCAGGCAGTGGCATACAGACCGCTGACATTAGTTTCAGATTTCTCCCCTGCCTTGTTGCAGGGTTGGCCTACCATATTGCCGCAAAAGTTCCTGAACTTGTAGATCGTGTACAAATGTTAAAGGCCATGTATGACGAACAGTTTGAGATGGCGGCTAGTGAAGACCGCGAAAAAACACCTGCACGGTTTGTACCGCGAATATCGGGGTTGCGCTGATGGGAAATAGGTTCGCCGCTGGAAAACGTGCGATCGGTATATGCGATGTGTGCGGGTTCCAATATAAGTTACGTGAATTAAAAGACTTGTTTGTCAAAGGTACAAACTCGCATGTAAAGGCTTGCCCTACTTGTTGGAACCCTAGTCACCCGCAACTTAAACTAGGAGAGTTTCCTATAGACGATCCGCAAGCACTTCGTAATCCTCGTCCTGACCAAGGACTTGTAGCCAGTAGAAACTTTCAGGGCGGGTGGAATCCTGTAGGACTTGTTGATCCTTTCAATTTGATGCCAAATAGGTTAGTTGGTAGTGGAATGGTTGGAACTGTAACTGTAGTAACAAGCTAGGAGTATACATTATGGCTAAAAAATTAAACGCAGGGCTAACAGCATTAAAAAAAGAACGTCCCGATGTTGTCAAAGCTATGGGATACCGAAAGGGCGGTATGACTAAAAAAGGTTACGCTAGTGGCGGAAAAGTAAAAGTTCGAGGTACAGGTGCTGCAACAAAAGGTCTCTATGCACGGGGGCCAATGGGGTAACTTATGAACTACACCGCGTTAACAACTAATATACAAGATATCTGCGAAACTACTTTCACTGCGGATGTGTTAGCTATGTTTACGCAGCAGGCTGAAGAAAAAATATACAATACAGTGCAGATACCCGCGTTGCGTAGAAATGTGACCGGGACTATTTCTAACAGCAATAAATACCTTACGATGCCTTCAGATTTTTTATGGTCTTATTCGTTAGCTGTTGTAGATTCTTCAGGGAGTTATACGTATCTTATAAACAAAGACGTAAACTTTATGCGCGAAGCGTATCCAAATCCTACGGATAAAGGACTACCCAAACATTATGCGTATTTTGATGATAATACGTTTATACTTGGGCCTACTCCTAATGCTACTTACACTACTGAGTTACATTACGGGTATTATCCAGAATCTATTGTAACTGCCAACATTACGTGGCTTGGCACTAACTTTGATTCTGCGCTGTTAAACGGAGCCTTGATTGAGGCAATACGTTTTATGAAGGGAGAGGCCGATGTCGTTGCAATGTACGAATCATTGTATGCACAGTCGATAACCTTGTTAAAAAATCTTGGGGATGGTAAGTTGCGTGAAGACGCGTACCGTTCAGGTCAAGTTCGTACTACAGTAAGCTAGGAGATAGATATGGCTTTTACAGGGAACTTTATGTGTACTTCGTTTAAGAAGGCACTACTCGACGGTGAAATGGATTTTAGCGCCAACACCAGCGATACATTTAATATTGCACTATATACAAACTCTGCTTCGCTAACAGCAGCCACCAGCGATTATGTAAATAATACAGCGGGTCAAGTAGCGAATGGAAACGGCTACACTACAGGGGGTAAACAACTGACTATTAGTCAAGCACCTACATCCACAGGCGCGGGTACAACGGTGTTTTTGAGTTTTGGGACAATTAACTGGACTTCTGCAACAATTACTGCGCACGGCGCGTTAATTTATCGCTCTAGCGGTGCAAATACTAACAATGCGGTTGCTGTGTTAGATTTCATTACTGATAAGTCCTCGTCAAATGGTACTTTTGAAATTCAGTTTCCAACCAACAACGCGACAAGTGCTATTATTCGTATTGAAACACCTTCGTAATACCGTAGGAGGTAGCTGTAATGGCTTTTAAACTAGCAAATAGGGCTTTTGTACTAACGGCTACGACAGGTACAGGTTCAATATCTTTAGGTTCTGTGGTTGCAGGATATCAGTCGTTTTCGGCTGCAGGCATAACAGATGGTGACACTGTACGGTATACAATAGAAGATGGTACTAATTGGGAGATTGGCACCGGCACTTTAAGCAACTCTGTTGGGACTATGGCGCGCAGCGTTATAGACAGTTCTGGTGGGGGCAGTGCATTAACGTTGTCCGGCAACGCAAAAGTCTTTCTAACTGCCGCTGCTGATGACATTTTAGTGGAAGTTGTAGACGACACCACACCTCAACTTGGCGGTAATCTTGACGTGCAGGCGCGGGAAATAACCACGAGTACCAGCAATGGAAATGTAAAAATAACGCCTAATGGTTCGGGGGTTGTTGAAGTAAAGGGTGCTGGCGGCAACGACGGCACATTACAGCTAAATTGTTCAGCCAACTCTCACGGTGTAAAGATCAAATCTCCCCCGCACTCTGCGGGAGCGACATACACGCTTACACTACCGAACGACGATGGAACGTCCGGTCAGAGTTTAACCACAAATGGTTCTGGCGTTTTGTCGTTTACAACAATTAGTACCGACCCCACCAGAGGAACGCTAACGAAATCATTCACCAGCGGCGAGACTGCCAGCATTACGCTTTCAGCAGCGGTAAGCCCCACACCTGTCGTTTCCGCAACCAAAGAAATTCCGCAAGCGGGCGTAAGTAGCAAAGGTGCGTGGGATGTTGCATCTAACGGCGTTAACTACGACCGCCTTAATTCTGCGTATAACACGACACTCACGCCTAGCACTGCGTATCCAATAAACCAATCAACTTACTCTGGTAATTCTAAAGGTGTCTATAATCAAAACGCCCCTAGTAGTGTGCTGTTTAAACCTGACGGAACCAAACTGTATACGTTGGGGTACAGCACGATGGATGCTGCATCAGAATATAGTGTAAGTACCGCTTGGGATGTTTCAACCGCTAACAATACATATAATATGAGTTTAGGTTCTCAAGACAATAGTCCAATGGGTATGTCATTTAATTCTGATGGCACTAGATTTTTTATGATGGGTGGACAGAACAAAAGAGTATATCAATACAGTTTGTCTACGGCGTACCAACTTAATTCGGCATCTTTAGCCAGTGGCAGTAAGTTGGTAAGCAGCCAAGCGAGTGCGCCGAATGGCGTTACTTTTAATAACGCCAACACTAGGATGTATATAACATGCTATAATAATAGGTATATTTATCAGTACGATTTGTCCACCGCAAATGACGTTTCAACCGCTAGTTACAACAATGTAAGCCTTAATGTGGTTAATCAGGATTCTGAGCCTCGTGAAGCACGATTTAACGCTGATGGTACTAAGTTATATTTGATAGGAAGCAACTCTGACAGCGTTCATCAGTACAGTTTGACAACTGCCTTTGACTTAAGCACCGCTTCTTATGACAGTGTAAGTTTTAGTGTTGCTTCGCAAGAAAGTGCCCCAAACGGTCTTTTCTTTAAACCTGATAATACGAAGTTTTATATCGTTGGTACAATCCAAGACACCGTATATGAATACGATGTTCCTAGCGCAGACGTTCTTAGTCTCGGCACAGGCTCCTTCGCATCTACAGACATAGGAAAAACCATCGCAGGTAACGGCGGGGCTGTAGTCTTAACCGCTGCTGACGGTTCCTACGTTACAACCACAGCGTTTACTGACAGTAGCACTATCGCCGCTGGTAGTTGGTCGATGCACGCGGCTGTTATTAACGCCACCAATGGCCTTGAGATGAGTAACGGCGTTTTAGGTGCCTTCGGTATAGCCAATATCCCAACAAATATTGTACCTGAGTACATTGATTTGTCTAGTCATCTTAGTGGATATATTTATTCTGAGAACTCTTTGGTGTTTAAACCAGACGGCTTAAAAGTGTTCTTTATGGCTAGAAGCGGCTCCCCCATGCGTGTTTTTTCTTTTACGCTTACAACAGCCTTTGATGCCTCTACTATACAAACCGGCTCTGCTGCGTATTATCAATTTACTGGTTCCACGCATCGAGGCGAAGGATTGTCGTTTAAATCAGACGGAACCCGTTTCTACTACGACGATTATACCTCTCAACGCTTTGTACAGGTTCCTCTAACCACTCCTTGGGATTTAAGTACCGCTGGTACTGAGCAAAATTTTTCCACAAATGACTACTTTGAATACGGCTTTGTCGTATCAAACGATGGAACAAAGGTATATGCCGCAGACGGAAATCAATATATTTATTCGTATGATTTTGGGACTGCTTGGGACATCACAACTCTTACAAACAAACAACAAAACACAACAGTTCTTGCATCCACACCATTCAATAATCTTACTTTAAATGCCGACGATACAAAGTTATACTTTCTCGATTCAAATAGGTATATGCGTGAATATACTTTTGGGACTAAGGGCGATATTTCTACTCTTACTCTAACACAATCAAGCCCCAGATTTTACTACGCATTATCAAACTTTAGTTCATCACTGCTCAGTGGATTAGCATTTAACAGTACGGGAACCAGATTTGCCGTAATTAATGAGGCCAGTATTATCTATACTTTTGACGTAGGCACTGTTGTATCAGGCACGGGCTATGTCCCATCCATCACAAACGGTGGCGGTCAGATTGATAGTCAATACTGGACTGACATCAACAGTATGACTACAGACGAGATTGCTGGCGCTGGCGCGGTCCATTATGCTGTGTCCACGGACAACCACACAACTTGGTCAGTCATTAAAGAAGGCAGCGGTGTTCGTTCGATTGTACGAAACAACTCGGGAACATGGCAGTATAATAGTGCTATCAGTTTTGTTAACGCTTGGAATATTTCTACTGCATCTTTTCTTCAGAATTTTTCTGTTTCACAACAATCGAATAGCCCACGGACTGTCTTCTTTAAGCCTGACGGTACTAAAATGTATGTTGTTGGGACTAATACTGAAACCGTAAACGAGTACAACTTAAGTACAGCTTGGGATGTGCTTACGGCAGTTTATAGCCAGAACTTTAATCTAGCTGGACACCCTCAGGCAAGCCCTCTTGCAATGGGTATCTTCTTCAAACCTGACGGTACTAAGATGTATATTGTTGAAATGAATGATATACAAGTAAACGAGTACAACCTAAGTACAGCTTGGAGTGTTTCTACTGCGTCTTACAGCCAGAACTTTGATGTTTCTACTCAAGAGGATTTTCCAGAGGGTGTTTTCTTCAAACCTGACGGTAGTAAGATGTATATTGTTGGTAGTTGGAGGGATGAGGTAAATGAATATAATCTAAGCACAGCTTGGGACATTTCTACGGCGGTCTACAATCAGGACTTTGATGTTTCTTCTCAAGATAATGCCCCAAAAGGTATCTTCTTCAAACCCGACGGTAGTAAGATGTATATTGTTGGTATACAATATGATAAAGTATACGAATACAATCTAAGTACAGCATGGGATATTTCTACGGCGGTCTACAATCAGGACTTTGATGTTTCTTCTGAAGAAACTTCCCCACAAGGTGTCTTCTTTAAGCCCGATGGTGCTAAGATGTATGTTGTTGGGGCTGTTGGGAGTGACGTAAACGAGTACAACGTGGGCGCAGAAGGATACACAACCTCAGCAACGTGGGCAAATTCTACAACAAACTCTGAGCTATATGCCCTGCAACAAGCGTTGACCGATATTTCTATCAACCGCATGGACAAGACGCAGCTACAAGCCGTTACAGACCCTAATCATTACACGTTAGGCAATAGTCTCGACTTGATGATAAGTTTGTATCTGGCCTCGGCTTCCTCAAATGTCCCATCTTCGGACGGCGTTTCAATCAACTACGATGCAGCCACAATAAACCAAGGCGCAATCTTGGGCACTGACTACAATTACGACTTCCCAAGCAGCACAACAGTAAGGGTTACTTCCAGCGCAACGCAAAATCTAAAAATTAGAGTGGTCTAAAATGCTTGGTTTTTCTCCATTAGCATCAACACCAATAGCTGCGTTAAACGATCCGTTAATTGTTGCGCAAGCTGTTGTTGCTGATGGAGTCTTTGCGGGAGATCAAGTAGTCGTTCAAGGAAATGCTTTAGTCATACCTGAAAGTGTAGCAGCGGTTGGAGCTATAGGTAGTGGTTTTGCAGTTTCTGGTACAGCATCCGTAGTGCCTACGGGTGTAGTTGCAGACGGAGTTATAAGTGATGGTTTTGTAGTTTCGGGGGGGCTATTAATAGTTGCTGCAGGGGTGGCTGCAGATGGATTTATAGGTACTCCGACTGCTACAGGAAATATTTTTGTATTACCTACAGGAGTGGCTGCAAACGGAGTTGTAGACGGGCGTTCTACACCTGTAGGTAAGACAACAGTAATTCCTAACGGTGTGGCTGCGCATGCTGCAATAGGAACGATTGCCGTTGACGTAAATAGTAGAGTCATACCCACATCAATAAAAGCGTTTACGCAAATAGGGGAAGTTGAAGTCAACATAAATGCGCCTGTATCTGTAACAGGACTTGCAGCTAATGGAGAAGTAGGCCAACTTTTGAGTTGGCAGGAGATAGATGACTCACAAACGCCGCCCGACCCTAACTGGATACCTATAAATTAGACGAGGTTACAATGGCAACGCAATTTACACCCATACTAAAATTGGCCCTGCCTGTTCAAGGGGAGTTAACAGGTAACTGGGGTGACGCAGTAAACGATAATATTACTTCTATGGTAGAAGAAGCAGTCGCAGGACGTTCTGTAATCAATGTTTGGTCTACAAATTCAGCAACATTGTCTGTAGCCGATGGGACTTCCGCGTCTTCTCGTTCAGCCATGCTTACGCTTACAGATACAAACACATCACTTAGTGGTGCAGGTACAGTTATATGTCCTGCAGCCAGTAAAATGTATATCATGCAGAACCTTACCGCGCAGACAATTACATTAAAAACAGCTTCAGGAACTGGAGTTGCGATACCAGCAACAAAATCTTCTTTGTTATTTTGCGACGGGACAAATGTAGTTGAAGCTGTAACCAATGTGACTTCATTGTCTATTGGTGGTAGTACATTAACTCTGGCAGGCAACCTCACCACTTCTGGGGCAAATGCGCTAACACTTACCACTACTGGAACTACCAACGTAACCTTTCCTACTACGGGCACATTAACCACGCTTGCAGGTACAGAAACGCTAACTAACAAAACTCTAACCGGAGCCACAATTAGTGGTGGAACCGTATCTGGCATAACGGATTTGGCTATTGCAGATGGGGGTACAGGGGCTAGTTCAGCGTCTGCAGCACTTACGGCATTAGGGGGTATCGGTTCTGTACTGGCAGACACGTCTCCGCAGCTTGGAGGTACTTTAGACTGTAACGGCAACAACGTAGAATTTACTTCCCAAGAAGCGCGTTTTGGACAAGGTAATACGTTTGTAGTGTCGCATACAGGTGCGGCTTCTATGGTAAATGGCACAGGTAACTTTACAATTCAAACTAACAATGATTTTGCTGTCAAATCTGCAGATGGCGTAGAAACCATGTTGTCAGCTACCAAAGACGGCAGCGTTGTGTTAAACCACGACAACAGTACAAAAATATCTACTACAGCTGGTGGGGCTACCATAGAGGGTAACTTAGGAGTTTCCGGTACTGTAGAT